GATCCAATTCATTATGAAACTGCATTAAAAAAAGCATTATCTAGATTTAGACAGCGTAGTGAAAACTCAGTTGAGGAATCATACTTGTTTCTACCAACAGTGCTTGATCAAAATGAATATACGTTGCCTAATGAAGTAGTTGAAGTTCGACAAATCTTTAGAAGAAGTGTTGGTTCAAGAAGTGGTGGCGGTGACGGCGGCAGTTTATTTGAACCATTCAACATGGCGTATACTAATACATACTTACTTTCAAGTAGTAACATGGGAGGACTTGCAACATACGATATGTTTAGTCAGTACCAAGAACTTGTAGGACGCATGTTTGGTTCGTACATTGAATTTAAATGGAACAGCTCAACTAAAAAACTTACTATGTTACAACGTCCTAGAGCAAATGAAACACTAATGCTATTTGCTTATAACTATCGTCCAGACGAAGAATTATTAAATGATTATATGGCAGAGCAATGGATTAAAGATTATACACTTGCAACCTGTAAATATATGCTAGGCGAAGCAAGAGAAAAGTTTGCTACTATTGCAGGACCACAAGGCGGCACGAGTCTAAATGGATCTAGCTTAAAAGCAGAAGCACAATCTGAAATAGAAAAACTTGAAAACGAAGTAGCAATGGCACAGGCAGGCGGCACCGGATACGGTTTTGTAATTGGTTAACTCATTGAAATCATTAGAGAAAAAATTCTAGTAAAATCAATGACTTATATCACCCTGAGTTTGCGCTAACAAGTTAGACCCTGTGTAAATACGTTTGTAATAAGGAGAAGCTCATGTGTTCACCGTACGTTCGTAAACAAGCTAACCGACTTAACTGGATAATCAAAGGCACACTAATTGACATTAGCTGGTCCGATGATGACGTTGAAAAAACCTACAACTCATACTTTAAACGTGTTTGGGGAAATAATGAAAGTTATATCCACGAAGAAGGGTTTGAAGAAGCATACACAGAACGTCAAGAACACCTCCTAATAGAAGAAATGAAACATGTTGCTGTAAAAGGCGGACACTTCGATTAACGGTTGACATTTGCTAGTTTTTAGTTTATAATAAGCTATTACTAGGAGAAGTTAATGAATAAACCTAAACTACTTGTTATTGGACACGGTCGACACGGTAAAGATACTGTGTGTGAAATGCTACGTGACCATTATGGATACACTTTTGAAAGCAGTTCAAAGTTTTGTAGTCTACAATTCATATACAATGATCTAAAGGACAAGTATGGATATGTTAATGAGGAAGAGTGTTATGCTGACAGGCATAATCACAGAGCAGAATGGTATAATGCTATTTGTAATTATAATGTTCCTGATGCAGCAACTCTAGGCAGAGAAATGTTTGAGGCTTACAATATCTATTGCGGACTACGCAACAAACGTGAATTCTTTGCAATGCAAAACACTGGTGTATTTGATTATTGTATTTGGGTTGATCGCAGTATGCATCTAGAAGCAGAAGCATCTGACTCAATGAGCCTAGAACAATGGATGGCTGACTTTACAATTGACAATAACGGCACACTGGAAGATTTAAAGTTTAATTTAGATCAGTTAATGACTCACTTAGAAGTCAGGAACTAAATCACCCTGCCTCCAGCGCACACCTTCTTTTTGAAGTGTACGTTGACAGTTAGCACATATAGTTTTTAAATTTATTGGACTACAATTATTTAAATCACCATCAATGTGAAACACATTAAACTGTTCTGTGTGTTTACTCTTAAAATTACATTTCTCACAAAAGTCTTTCTTAGTATAACCACGTTGTTTCCATTTAGGTACTCCGTGGTTAATTCCCTTACGTATACAACGTTCGCATAACTTACGATAATACGTTTTACCGTCTTTTCTATAATTTATTGCTGCCGGTCTTTGGGCGCATCTGCATAAAGGTCTCATATTGTATTTACCTCACCTTTTTGGTACCTTTTATACCACTATAACCCCATAAGTTTTATCATAGTATGCTAAATACTAACAATAACAATCCAACTAGGAGAATAACGAAATGGCATTGACATCACCAGGCGTACAAGTTAGCGTTATAGACGAAAGTTTCTATACACCCGCTGAACCAGGTACAGTCCCAATGGTATTTGTTGCATCTGCAAGTAATAAGAAAAACGCAGCTGGAACAGGAACCGCACAGGGTACATTAAAAGCAAATGCAGGTAAACCTTACTTGCTAACATCACAAAGAGATTTAGCTGACACGTTTGGAGATCCGACATTCCAAATAGATGCAAGCAACAATCCAATACACGCAGGAGAACTTAACGAATATGGTCTCCAGGCAGCATATAGTTTATTAGGTGTAAGCAACAGAGCATGGGTTGTACGTGCTGACATCGACTTAGATGAACTTACTCCAACTGCTACTGCTCCTAGTGCAAATCCACTAGCAGGAACATACTGGTTTGACACAGCAAATTCAAACTTTGGTATCCAGCAATGGAATGCAGCAGCAGTAACTACAAAAGGCGGGCAAACATTTACAACTAAAACACCAATAGTGATTGACACTACTGATGGCGTAGTTAATTATGCTGGCGCAGACTATACACCAAAAGCAAGTACAGGAGCAATTGGCGATTACGCAGTTGTTGCGGTTACCACGCTTAACCGTACTTGGTACAAAAATGCATTAGGTACTTGGGTAGAAGTAGGTAGTGATGCTTGGGCAGCAAGTTGGCCAACTATTAAATCCACACTAGCTAATCCTACATTAAGTAGTCCAGCAGCTGACATTACAGTTAATGGTACAGCTATATCAGTAGGTGCTAACACAATTACTGACGTAGCAGCATCTATCACTACATTCTTAGCAGCAGTAGGTATTACAGCAGCAGCAGTAGACGGCTACCTTGAAATTTACAGCAACGGTTCAAGTTCAGGCGCTGATGATTCTAGTTTAGGTGGTCCAATTCTAATAGGAGGCGATTCTACTAAACTAGGGTTACTAGGAGTATCAGCAGGAACATATTATCCACCAGCAGTGCAAGTTTCAGCACATACTAGTGTACCAGAATTTAAAATTGCTGACACATACTCGCGTCCAACAGGAAGTGTTTGGATTAAAACAACTGCTCCAAATGGCGGAGCCAATCTAAAAACCAAACAATGGAATGCAGAAACACTACTATGGGACGAAAAAGCAACATTGATGTACAGCAACAATGTTTCGGCGTTATATGGTCTTGATATTACAGGTGGCGGAGCGAATCTAGCAGTTGGACAATTGTTTGCTAAAACAAATGTTGCAAATGACGTACAACCGCTAGGAACATCTACAATATACCGTAGACAAGCAATGGGTGCAACAATTATTAAAAGTGCAGTAGTTACTTCGGTTTCAGTTGGTTCAGCTACTAAAGCTATTACAATATCTTCAAGTAACAAGGGCAGTGCAGCAATGAGTGCTGGAGTTGCAGTAAGTATTACTACAACAGGTAGTGCAAGTGCTGACGCAATTGCAATTGCTTCTGGTATTACAGCAGCAGGCGTTGCAAACGTAAGTGCAACAGTTGATGCACAAAACAAGGTTGTAATTTCCCACTCACAAGGCGGCGAAATTAAATTTGTTGATACTAATGGATTGTTAAATGCAATTGGATTTGTTCCTTTTGTTTCAACTAACGCAGCATCAACACCAAATCTTGCATATGAAGACGGAACATCAGTTGCAACTAGTCCAAAACAGTTTGTAGCATCTAACTGGCGTGTACTAACATACACTGCTAAAGCTACAGCACCAAATGCATTAGCAACATCTAAGCAATTATGGTATAACTCCATTGTTGACGAAGTTGACATGATGTATCACAACGGCACAACATGGGTTGGATATAATGACTCAAGTGCATTTGCAGATGCTGATTCAGAAGGTCCGCTAGTTGCAGCAAGTATGCCGATTGTACAAGCAGATGGCAGCGCACTAGTAACAGGTGACATCTGGGTATCAACCGCAGACTTAGAAAACTATCCTACAATTTATCGTTACAACAATAACGTTGCAGGAACAA